TGCCATCGCTAAGGTCTTAGGATCTGTTACGCCTGCCATGTATAGCGCGAGGGCAGCGGCCAAGAATGATCGAGCCCATGATGCTGCTAGTGATTTTGCTTGCTCCATTATTTTCCACCTATCATCGGGATATTGAACCAACTATTGTCTTCATCGCCCTTGATAGTAAAGCTGATATGTGCATGGTGATTATGCTTATTGATCCCATCATAAGGACGCCAAGCCCAAGCCTTTTTAGATGATGCGATCTTGCCATCAAAGATGATGTAACTGATTCTCTTATTGCCAGACTTTGCCAATGCTCGAATCTGATCGACCAGATCAGGCATGAGGTCAGGCTTTCCTTTTTTACCAGAAAGGTCGCGGTCAATGTCAAGGGCACGAACCCAACCGAGGCCATCTGGCACATGATCCGACTTACGCAAAGCGTGTCGAGCATCACCGATCCAGCCGTCCGAAGTTCTATCTCTATCGGGGAATGCATCGTCAATCTGCTCGCGTAGTTGGATCGCTGACTTACTCAGGCGCGGCTTCACAGGCTACACACTCCCACTTCTTTAGATCGCTAAGTGTAAGTTCTGGATGATTGCATGGCATAGGTGCGATGAATGCATCATCGATTGGATCGTAGGTATAACCAATCCCTGCATAGTTATACCGAATCTTGCCGTTGTAGCTAGTGCGCTTGCAGACTTGACCTCTTACCTCTGAGTAGGCTTGCTCCCAGTCGGTGATCCCGTCAACTTCTTCCCACTCGTCACGTCCGGGAATTACCTCTGTGACGATGTTATTCTCATCGAGGAATGCATAGTGAGCCATTAGACAGTCACCGTTCCTGTTCCTGCTGTAAATTGATAGACACGATATCCAGCGCGTGTTGGCTGTGTATAAACTAAAGTGCCACCGATTGAGCTAAGAGGTGCGAAGGTGTCTGGATAAGCTAGGATAACAATTCCAGAACCGCCAGAAGCACCTGCGCCGACATTGTTTACTCCACCACCGCCACCAGTGCCCGTGTTAGCTGCGCCAGCAGTAGGTGATCCATTTGTATAATTACCAGCGCCGCCTGCTGCTCTAGTGACTGCCGAGCCATTTATTGAAGAAGACGATCCGGCTCCACCTGCGCCCGGTGTATTGCTAACTGGCGCGCCGCCTACGCCACCTGCACCGCCACCACCAGCTGAGGCCGATGCCGTACTAGGGCTATAGTCACCGCCCGCATTGCCCTGACCTGATGGAGAGGCTGCACCGCCAAGATTAGTCGAACCAGTACCAGTATATGCACCGCCGCCACCTGAACCGCCGGCCGTACCACTGCCTGACGATTGTCTACCTCCAGTGCCGCCACCTGTTGAAGTTATAGATGAGAATACTGAATCAACGCCATTGGAACCTTCACCGCCACCTGCGCCTACTGTGACAGTAAATGATGCACCAATCGAGAAACCTGTTGATGTGCGATATCCACCAGCACCACCGCCACCAGTGCCCGTGTTAGTAAATCCACCGACTGCAACGCCACCGCCTGCGCCGCCTGCGATTACTAGGTAATCAACCGAAGTAGGCTTTACAGCTCCTTGGCTTTGAGTGATAGATGCGATTGCGTTGGCGATCATTACCCAATAGCCCCGACGACGTACCAAGTATCGGTTGCAGTCTTAATACAGGCTGCGCTCTTATATTGTGCAAGGGTAGGAGCCGCCGCTACTGCGCCAGCCGAAAGGATTGTGGTCGTGCCAGAAGTCACTGCTGAAATCGTGCAGACGCCTGCGCCGATATTTAAGACTGTCAGGACTGTACCGATAGGGAATGCTACTGATGCATTTGTAGGGATTCTATAGGCAATTGCTGTCGCCTTGTTCATAAGCTCTACTACCTGATACGCGTCGGCGATGACAGCCGTATAGTCGGCAGTCTGAGCTGCGCCTACAGTAAAGGCAACTAGGCCGTTATAGTCTGCGGCTGTAAAGATGTCGCCTGTTGTCGCTGGAAAGCCTTCTGCCATGATTTTCTCCTAGTATCCCATTATGGATTGTCCGATTATACCGTAAGTGCTAGATCCTATGATGAATCCCTCGACTATGGGTTCAAGTGTTGTCACTGTGCATTTCATAGAATTAGGGGTTATATCCCATGCCAAGCCCTGCACCTGCAAGGTCTTAACGATTGTGCTCGAATCAGGCTGCACATTGGTTATCTTCACATTGTCAAAATAATCCAGACCGATCATTGTGTCAGTTGGTACATCTGGATCGAGTAGATCGACTGTCATCGCATCGATGCGGATAGTTGTCTCAGCTCTAGTTGCCACATATATCTTGGCGATGTCTAAGACCTGCGCGTCTGTCTCAGGGATCATGTCTGTGATAGTCGTGCCATGAGGAAAGTATTTAGCCGATGATGTTGCATCTGTTGCAGTCTGCGCTGTGCCGCCAATGCGTGTCATACTGGCTTGATTGACGATAAGCTTGTCATCGAAGGCGTACTTTAGGTCTGAGTAGGGAATGCCTGTAGTCTGATCGAACTCGATAGGTGCAGCAGCTAGAGATCCCACAACATCGGTGCGATCCTTAAACTCTGCTGTGCCATCTGTGCGGATAAAGAATGCGCCCTGCTCTGCGAACTCAGCAGCCTTGAGAGCTGCAAGGGATGTGCGAGCCGTTGCCGGATCTGCTTGAACTGTAGTTGATCCTGTGTCGGTGATACGCATCGATGTAGGAAATGAGACTTGATCAAGGATCTTGCCAATGCGATTGCCAGTAGTCTGTCCAGCAGTTGCATCTGCGACAGTTGAGACGTTAGCCATCTGAAAAAGTCTAAATGCATCCGAACAGATAATATCGACGTATCCCGTTTCCTGTCCCTGCGGATAATAATATTTATACTGATCGACATAACCTGAGAATAAGAACTCCTGCGCTGTAGCAGTGGTAGCAGCGACACGGATCTTGCGGAGTGGAGTCAGATAGCCGAAGTAGGGACTGGATGCATTTTGAGGATTGAAATAAGAATTAGGATCTAGGACACGGACTGTGCAGTTGCCAGACTCATAGGTGTCTCGCATGATGTTACGGCCACGGGTAATCTTGATTGATCGAGTGACATCGCTGAGATCAACTACTGGATCGGGTACTTCTGTAGAAGCGAACTGTGAGACTCCGATAACGCCGTACTTAGCATCTCCGACTGTAAAGGGATAGCCAAATGTAGCACCTTGGCTAAAGTCGAATGATACCGAGATGGTTGCAGGAAGTGTCATTCTGTTGCTACTGCGCCCTTAAATCCAGAGCGATTGATACCTACGAAAGATCCTGATAGAGATGAATTAGTCTGTGACTTAGTAATTATTGCGGCTAAATCTTCTTCGCCGACTTTAACCGAGACATAAGTGTCGCCTCCTTTTTCTGCCGCAGCTTGAGCCGCTTCCGCTTTTCTTTGTGCTTCTGCTGCTGCGATTAGGGCATCAATCATTTCTTGTGTAGCATCGGTCATCCCTGTCCCGATTGTTTCTGGAGCCTTGATGATGGTATCTACGCTGACTCCTAAGCTAGCGGCTGTGTATGCCAATAGATCGGCAGGGATCTTCCAATCCTCATAAGGGTTAGGTGCTTTAGGCGTACTAAGCAAGGCTAGGCGAAGCTCGTTATTGCGCTTGATTGCAGCCTCAAGTTGATCAGATAACTGTGTGGCTAGACTTGCATTACCTTCGAGGATAGCCTTCTGCAATAGCAAGGAGATGCGATCAGTCTCGCTGATTTTGCCCTTAAGGGCTGCCTCAATACCAATAGCCTCAAGGTTGAGAGTCTTAGAAGCCTTCTGTAAGGCTAGAGACTTCTTCTGTGTTTCCAGAGTCTTCTTCTGGAGTGCTGCTAATTCCTTAGCACGCTTGGCTGCTTCGGCTTCAATCCTACGTCTCGTGCGTTCTTCTTCAATGTTGAAGCCAGCACCGCCAGAACCGCCTGCAAACATTCGGCCTGCGCCTTTGCTAGTTTCCTTGTTGAATGACTTGATAAATTTTAATACTTGTCCAGCCTGAGTATTTTCTAAAATAAAAGGGAATATGTCTGTTATGTATTTTTCGACTCCAGGAATTTTCTTAATTTCTGCGATCATTGTCGCAAGTCCTGTAATAACAGAACTGATCTCAGTTGCCAGCATCTCCATGGAGTCGGCTAGTGGCTGGATTGTGTTGCCGTCGCCTGCGAGAATGCTCAAAGAATCTACTAGACCTTTGCCAATGATCTCTGTTGCTTCACCTGCTGCTGTAGATAAGATCCCCATCTTGCCAGCGTAGGTCTCAAGGTAGGCAGCATTAGCACCTGAGAATTGCTTGCCGAGTTTCTCTTGTACATCTGCGAAGCTCATAGTCTTAAGCTCGGCTTGAGTTACGCCTAACTTGTATTTGACGAGTCCACGAGTCTGGCCTGTGTAAGCCCTCGTTAAATCTTCTACGACTGTGCCATAATCGACGCCAGAGCCTCGTGAGATGTCTAGGGCTTGAGTAAGTAATTCTTGAGACTTAGCAACTGATCCAGTAGTCTGCAATAACTTCTGCATCGATGGTCGAAGAACGTCATCTGTAACGCCAGAAGCTTTAGATAACTGAGAAATAAACGCTTCTATGCGTGGAACCTCGAAAGATAGGCCAAGATTTTTGACAGCCTGTGCAAGCTGTGAGGCTGCCTTCTCATCTGCAATAAATGCCTTAGCAGCATTCTTGCCGAAGTTAATTACAGCGGCAGTTGATAAGCCAATGCCTGCTGCGCCTGCCAGACCCTTAAAAGATTTAGCAAGCCCCTTGATGCCTTTATCAACATCGCCTAGAGCCTTCTTGCCTTTATTTTCGACAACTATCGGTATTCTAATTTCAGCCATTAGTTGGCGCTCCTATTTAATATAGCGGCGGCCTTCTCAAGTGCCTTAATTACGCCAGCCTTTGCCTTACCTTGATCTTGATCGTAGGCTTTATATAATCCTCGACCTTGCATCTTGCCACTACCTACCATTGTGCCAGGAAGGTTTGGAGTAAACTTGCCTGTGATGCCAGATTTACGGCCAGCCCAATCATAGATGACGCCGCCTGCTGTCTTATTATGGACTGATACGGTTGATGACCATCCTTGGCGATTAGGCTTAGTTGGTGTCAACTTATAGCCCACGCCCCGACGTGCTTCACCAGCATCGTACATTGGGAACCTAGCAGTCTTTACTTCATGCTTTACGAATCCAGAAGGCATGTCAGCGTTAGACGGCATGAAGCCTCTAGCCTTTTTTACTAAAGGCTTTAAGAATCCGACCATCTCATCGCGTGTTGCTTTATCTAAATCAGGAGAGAACTTCTTGAGGGCTTTGCGAACTTCGTTAGCGCTTTTTAGCTCTGTACGCATCCGCTTGCTCCTTTGCTCTGTCTTTCAATGCTTTCAGTAACATCTGGAGCATCGATGAATCTAAATCTATAAGTGCTTGTGGAGGGATAGCCGTCTCAATGCTCAAGCGAGCAATGAGATAGTGGATGCTATCCCTGCCTAGGCCAAAGGGTCAGACTCTGCAACCTCTACACTCTTAAGAGTTTCAAGAAAGTCTGCACCGAATGGCTTGACTGTGACTCCACTTAGTCGAAGGCCTTCCCATGCAAGCCAATAGACATCTGACTGCTTTTCATCATCGCGAAACGCTTTGTGAAATCCCTTTTTAGCATACAATTCGAAGGCGTATTCAAGACGTGGGGTGATTTCAATTTCCGTCACGCTGTTGTCTGCCATCGTTACTATTAACTTTGCCATGATTTTGCCCCTTTGTTTAGTTTCTTAGAATGTGCCTGTTGTGGCAACTGCGACTGTACCAGATACGTTCCATGTTACAGATTGCATACCAAGATCGCCGACTGCGCCGTTGATGTCGGTTGTACCGTTTACAAGGCAGGTCATTGTGTAGAGAGGGTTAGTTGCAGATACTGCTGTTGCCTTATCCTGTAGAAGTACGACTGTGACGTTCGTTCCCCATGCAGCCTGAAGTGTCGCTAAGACATTTGCTGCCGCTGTGTCATTGATAAAGTCGATCGATACGCTTGAAGCTTCTAGGCCTTTTACAAATTTCTGACCAGAGTCGCCCATTGCTGTGACGGTTAGTTCTTCAAAATTGCGGTTTAAAGTAATCGATTGGACATGATCACTCAGATCGACTGAGTTAACCTTCACGCCGACCTTGTTGTTTAAGAATACAGCCATGAGATTATTCCTCGTCTTTCTTAGTAGTTACTGGCTTTGGTGTTGATGGTGCTACCTGCCCGATCTTGATCAGGAAGGCTTCTTGCTCTTTTTCCCACTCGGACATTTTAGCTCCAACTCGTTAGGACTGAGATATTGATATTACAGGTTAGTAGATCACCAGAGACGGCACTAAGTACGGCTGGAGCCGATACCTCTGTGACGTTATAGGTGTATGAAGAAGCCGCAAGCAGGTTAAAGACCCGAATTACGTCTTCTTCAATTCCATTGAGATTGCCTTCATTATCGAGCAAAGGCACCAAGATCGACAGCTGAAAGTGCGCCATTGGTGAGATCGATGCATGCCAGCCGTTAGATGGCGAGATGTAAGGATCTGCTGGCGCCACGATCACGCTGTTAGCGATCGGTGTTGCAGGTGGGAATGAAAAGACTGAGTATTTTGTGTTATCTGCAAGAGCTGCTGCGATACCTGCGCGGAGTGTTGAGATGGCGGCCATTAGCCCACCATCGATCTCGGATCAAGATATGGAGCAAGCAAGCCGCGGACGCGTGCAAGTAAAGTGTTACCCATGCGGTAAGGGCTTGGCTGATAGCCATCGATGGTCACGCCGCCGCTTGATGGCGCTTGGCGAGATTGCCAGATGTCGATCGAGATCATGAGAGACGCTTCTTGAATTGCCGGTACTGTCGTGTAATCTGTGTAAGTCTCAACTGCTGCGATGCCATAAGGCTCGACTGTGTGATAGGGATTGTCGCTAGTGTGTGTCGTCGTAATTGTAAAGGATTGAGTGTCAACGCCTGTAATTGTCTTTGTGCCGTTGTACTTAGTACCAGCGCCAGAGATCACAACTGATTGTCCGACGTAGAAGTAGTCGCGGATATTTTGATCAAAGTAAAGAGTGCCGACTGTGCCTGTGTTGCCATGAGCGATGATGTACTGCTGATTCTTCCATAGAAAGGGCAAGAGTACGTTATCTGCGGCATCGCAGACAGACTGCAAGACTGCATCAGTATAAAGAGTGCCAACGCCTAGGGCGGTGCGAAGCTCTGCAACTGTTGTCAATGCCATGCTCTTATCCTTTCTAAAGACTGGCAGGGTAGAAGGGCACTACCCTGCCAGCGACTTAGTGTGGCTTACGCCTTGTTATTCTTGAATGCGCCTGCTCCGACCTTGGTCGCGATTGCGCCATAGCCGTAGTAGCCGATTGTTACCTGACCAGCAGCTGTTGATTCTGCGCGTAGTCGGTATGTTGGTGACTCGTACCATGTGTACGCATCTGGATTGATGATGAGGATTGTGCCATCGCCATCGCCGCCATTCTCTGGATCAACGTAGAGGTTAAGTCCTGCAACGTTACCTGTGAGTGATGTAGGTGTTACAACGCCGCCTGCGTTCTGTGGCTGTGAAGCGTTGTAGATTGGTCGTCCATTATCCGCCAAAGTCATGATGTTACTCCATTGTCCGGTAGAGACAACCATGTTACGAGCGAATGGATTTGGAAGTCCAGCTGTTGCGCCATAGACAGAAGCTGCACCGCGAGCAACAATTCCGAGGAGTTCTGCTGCTGTTGGATATGTTGCAACTGTAGTTGCATCAAGTGTTGCACCTGAGATGAGTGCAGCGTTTACTGCTGCGTTAGTTGACTTTGCATAAGCAGCGGCCATGTTGCGAACGAGTTCATCGAAGAATGCTGGAGATGTACGATCTAGCAATTCTACTGAGAAGACCTGTTGTCCTGCGTACTTTGCAACGCTTACGCTTAGGAATGAAGAGTTCTGATCTGTGTTAGAAAATGCTGCGTCTTCAGCTGCAACTGCAACTGTAGGCATTGCTGTGATCTTAGGGATCTCGAAAGTCATACCTGCATCTGGAAGCACTCCACGAGAGATTGCATCGATTGATGGGCGGATAGTTGTACCGAGAGGGTTGATGATCTCTGAGAGTTGACGTGTTGGTACGAGACCAGCGTTGTCAGTTGTGTTGTCTGCTGCTGCGATGTACTGACGAGCTGAGTCATCGCCAAGTGCTGCGCGGATTGACTGCTCTGCATACTTTGCAGCTG